GCATCGGCTGCAATGCCAAATAAATCTCCAATCTTACTAATAAATTTAAAAAAGCCACCCATACCAGGTAGCCCTTTAATAAACTTTTCCAAATTAGAGTTTGCTTTAACGTCTCCGTCTCCACTCTCATTCTTCAAACCCGGAATACGGCGATAACTTACTTCACCCTCGTGGAAGTCAGACACATTAGCCATTCCTATTCCAGAACTAGGGCTCATAGCTGACCAAACTTTGCCATTACCAGCATAAACACCAACGTGGTTTCGACCACCAGGTCCAAAGAATACTAAATCTCCAATTTGTGGGTCTTTAACGCCACGCGACATAGCATATTGATCGCCTGAATAATGAGGAAAGCTTTTACCGAATGACTTCTCTAAAGCATACTTAACTAATCCTGAACAATCGAAAGAATCTGGACCTTCAGCACCCCATACATAAGGTTTGCCTTTACCATACTTTTCAACGGCTCCAAGCAATCCGCCTTCTGCTTCTCCATCAAGGGAACTAGATACCATAGTCCAAAGTGTTTTCCAGAAATCACTAACTTGTTTCTTTCCTTTATCAAAGCCCTTAGTAATCATGGTATGGAAAGCCCCGCGAGATAAGCCTTTAACTCCAGTCCATTTGAAAATACTATCTAAGTACTTTTGTGGGTGCGAAACGATTTCTTTAGCTTTTTCAAAGAACTTCTTCATACCGTCCATAGTATTTTTAGCCCATGAACCAATTCCACCAAAGAAGTTGCCTACATTTTTACCAATGTTACCAAAGAAGCTTCCTATACCACCATTTGCAAAGTGGGCAATTCCCATACTCTGCATTAGCATCTTGGTATCTGATGCATTAAGAACCTCATCACCGGGCATAAGCATGGTAGTAGTGTTTCTACCTTGAAAAATACCAAATTCACCAGTCGTTGGGCGATAAAGAGCTTCCTTATTACCAGTTTCTGGAGAATCATTACCATCATTAACCATTGCCAATGTTGGTTCAGTAATTGCACGTCTTTGAGAGCCAAAATATCCAGTACCAGTAGCAAAGTGAGGTAACTTTTTAACAGTAGAATGACCACCACCAAAGAAGTGAATTACATCATTAACGGCGCCAATACCGCCATTAATGATATCAATCAACCCGTTCATGGCATTTTTACCTAGTTTATGCATAGCCTTCCACATGTTTGAGAAGATACTATTTACTCCCTTAGATAAGTTGTTCCAGCCTCTTTGCCAATTTTTGCCAAAATTGCTGAACCATGAATTCATGTTTCTTCCCCACTTAGAAGAATCAGATTTCATATCATTCCAAGTTTTACCAGTATTATTTTTTATCTCATTCCACTTATCGGAAAAACCTTTTTTAAGCTTCTCTAGGCTATCACGTGATGTAGCCTTCAAGGCTTCAAACATGTTGCCGTGATTTTTCTTTAGGTTTCTAGAAAAATCATCGTACACATCTAGTTCGGTCTTGTGGTGATCTTTCCATCTCTTGCCAGCTTCACTGGCATACTTTTTAAGATTACCTAATAAATCTTTAGTACCTGACTCAGCACCCTTTTTAACACTTGTCCAAGTACTGTCAGCTGATTTATTGAGACCTTTCCAATGCTTATCCCAAGATTTCTCGGCTTTTTTCTTATAAGAATTAAAAGATTTAGTTAGTCCCTTAACGCCATTATCGTAGTTCTTCTTGGTGTCTTTTGCCCAAGTTTGAACATCTTTCTTGGTACTCTTCCAATGCTTATCCCAAGACTTCTTAAAATCTTTCGTCCATTTCTTGGTCTGTTTAGTAATATCCTTGTAAGCCGTCTTGAACAGCGTGCCCTTTTGAAAAGCTTTAACATACTTGTTCTTGGACAAATTCTTAAAGGTGTCACCAAAACTCTTGTTAAATTTCTTAAAGAAATCATGACCACTTTTCAGAAAGTTTTGATAGCCTTTTTTGATATTAGGCCCCATCTTTTTAATAAAGTTCTGTGTATTTTTAAACCCTTTATCCAAGCCTTTTTTGGTATCTTTAGTCCAGTTATCAATGCCTTTGCCTAGATTCTTCCAGTACTTGTCCCAGGCTTTCTTTTCCTTGGCACGCTGTTGCTCAGCTTTCTTATTAGCCTTTTCCTGTTCTTTTTGTGCCTTTTGATTAGATTTTTGGACGCCTTTCCACCAACTATCAATGCCCTTGTTCATCTTGCTGAAGGCATCTTTAGTAGACCAGCCTAAATTCTCGATAGACCAGAAATTCTTAGGTGGCTTTTTAGATTTCCAACCATTAAGAAATTCTTTAGTTGCTTTACCGCCCCAGCCACCGGCAATCTTACCGATTTGTGAACCAATTGCTGCACCAGCAGGACCACCAAAGAAAAGACCAATGCCACCACCAATTGCAGAACCTATTCCTTTTCCTGCATCTTGGTATTGCTTCATTGATCCTTTCTTATCTTTAAAAGCTGAAACAATAGATGATCCAGCATCTAAAGCGACTCCTACACCTGCTGCACCAGTAGCAACTTTACCAGCTGTTGTTAAGTTACTAAATCCACCAGAAGAGTGAATTGATTGTAATGCACCAGAAAATTTCCCTTTTCCAGTATTAGAATAAAGATCTTTAATTACTGAGCCTAATTTGCCAAAACCTGATTTCAATTTATCAATCGCAAGCAAACCTTTAATTTGCATTGTTTCAAAGGCATCAGGCATTCCTTTGATAAATTTATATGCTGCTTTTCCGCCTTTAGCAATTCCCATTAAGCCCGTTGCTAATGGACTTAATGTCTTTATAGTTGCCATAGTTACTAAATACCCAGCAATTAATTTAATAGCTGTCTTATTTTTAGCAAGATTATGAACAATATCAGCCATTTTAGCTAATGGATCATTAGATTTAGAAGCCTTATCACTTACAAGTCCAAATGCACCACCAATTGTGCTAATAATATCAGCAAAATCTTTCCAAACCTGTTTTCCAATTGCTCCACTTAATTTACCAACATCTACACCTATGCTTGCAATATCTTTACCATGAGCTGAAAGAAAATTAAAAGTATCTTTTATAAGACCATTTAATTTTTCTAAACCTCTATTAAGCGTATCAGTAATATCCTTGCCTGCATTTTTGCCAGTGCCTTTAGACATAGAATTAAGAGTTTTATTTAATCCATCTGAAAATGTTTTTCCTAATTTTGTGAAGGCATTTTTAGTATTTTTAGAGGTAATCCAATCGCTAATACGAGCAACAATAGGATTAGCTGCTTTAGTTAAAGGGTCACTAATTGCAGAGAGCAAAACAGGCATTTGAGACTTAACAGTTCTCATCATCCCCGGAATTGTCTTACCAAAGTTCTCAGTAGCGCCTTGATATTGTTTTGCTGTATCTTCTAAAACCTTTTCCATAGTTTTAGAAGTGATTTTTCCAGCTGACATTAAGTCATTCATCTGACTCATAGTCATTTTGGAATTATGAGTAATAGACTGCTCTGTTTTCAGCAAATTAGTTCTTAAAACAGGGAAGACGTTAACAAATGACATCATATCTTGTGCAGATACTTTACCATTTGCCATCATTTGAGAAAATTGAACACCAAAGTTTTCTACTGCATCATCAGTAGCTCCAAAAGCATCCTGCAGAGTTAACACAGATTTAGTAAGTTTACCAGTAACATCAGCATTTTTATTAATTGCGTAGAACTTTTGATTTAATGCGTCCACCATGCTTACAGAGTTGTTAGCCGCAATAGCCATTTTAGTAGTCATATCTACTAACTTTTGGCCTTCTTTAGCGCTACCAGTTAAAGTATGCCAAGTTGCAAGCATTGTCTCTTGTTCTAGCGAATACTGTTTTGCTTCATCTTTTGCTGAAGAAATTGCACTAGTTAAATGCCCCCACGCACTTTGAGCAACATTTGATAAAATATTTGCTCCTAATACGGACTTAAAAATAGAATGAGTTTCTTTAGCTTCATCTTTTACTCCGACTAGTTTTGCTTTGATTTTATCAAAAATTGATGGATTAGCTTTCTTCATTTCTGAAGATAAGCCTGACATTTCAGATTTAGTCTTAGCTAAACTTGTGGCTGTCTCATCTACACGTACTTTCTGACGTCTATAGGCTTCACTAGATTTACCAGCTTCAGAGGCTATTTTAGAAAGCTCACCAGCTTGGATTTTATAAACTTCATTCAACTTACTATATTCACGAGATAAGCCAGATAACTTTGCTTTATTTGCTTCTTCATGTTTACCTTCTGCTTCAAGTCTTCCAACATAGGCACTACTTGATTCAGTAATTTTCTTCAGCTCACTTTGCGCGCTTGCTAATCCTGACTTGTAGTAATCAAGCGAGTTACGAGCTTTTTCTTGTTGCCGACTTAGTTTGGCAATTCTAGTAGTAGCATTAGCAACATTGCGTTCAGCAGTTGCAATTTCTTTTGAATATCTTTCGTATTCATTGCGCCCTTTTTCTGTAGATGTATCAACTTTGCTCTGTGCTTCTTTTAAGCTATTTAATTCAGACTTGTTACGTTCTAATAAAGATTGTTGCTTTTTTAAAGTATTGCCTAGTCCTTCATATTTAGCTTTAGCAGCGCCTAACTGATCTCCAGCTGATTTTAGTTCGGCAACTTGTGCTTTCCAGGCACTAGTAGCAGAGGAGACTTCATTTTTTAAAGATTTAAGAGTTTGAATCGGTTGTTCGCCATCAAGAGAAATTCGCGTATTAAAATCACCAACCGGTATTTTTCCTGCCATTATTTAACCTGCTATATAAAACATGGAAATATGTAGGAGAAGACGAATTTTCTACATATCAGAAAGATATACTTTTCCTTTCTTTGTTTCACTTACTGTCGTCTTCACTAGTATTCTGATATTCCACTTGGGAGTAATCACATTGACCAGCTCTTACAGCTTAAGGACCTAGCCAGCCCCGTTTATTTTCTTTATTTCACTAAAGCTAAAAGATTTAGAACTGCGTTTTCATCTCGATCGTTACTGTAGCCACATTCATAACAGATATACTCGTTATGCTTAGTGCCATGCTTTTTATTGCCTTGCAAAGTGATTTTTTCATTACCTGTTTTGACGTATCCGCATTTAGCACATCTTTGTGTCGATGGGTATGTTTTATCAGCTAAGATTAACTCTTTGCCATACCAATCACACTTATAAGTTAATATCTGCCTAAATCTACTAAACAGCGATCTCTGCATTCCTTTGGAAGCTACATGGGTCATCATCATTTGCTTTACTGCTAAATCTTCAATTACAATTTGGTCGTAATTATCTACAAGCTTAGTAGTGAACTGCTGTAAAAGATCATTTTGGATATTAGCTGTTTTACGATAATCTCTTTGCAATTTGATTCTCACTGCAAAGTAATTATTTGATTTAATAGCTGATTTTCCGTTAACTTCTCTTTTACGTGCCAGCATTCTTTGATAATGCTTAATACGCTTATAAAGCTTTTGCAATTTAGCAGGCAAAACATTGATTTGCCCCTCGGTATAGTTAAAATGTCCAACATTGACATCTACTGCTGTCTTTTGATAAGTTTTAGCCTTACTTGAAATCTCTTCTTCATAAGGTAAAGCCGCATAATAGCTATCTTTTTCTTTGAAGATACTTACTACTTTGACCTCACTCATCTTTAGAGCTTCATAGCTTTTCAAATCAAACCAATCTTCTTTTGAAATGCTTCTTGGGCGATCAAGGCGAAGCTTGCCATTAACAATCTTGGCACGATCAGTTTTAAAGCCTTGTCTGGGAGCTTTCTTTGATTTAAAACTAGGCATTCCCCAATCAGGTTGAGCCTTATCAAAGAAGTTCTTCCATGCATTAGCTAAGTCTTTAATCGCTAATTGTAAGCATCTAGCTGACAAATCATATTGCCAATCAGCTTTATTTGCGACTAGTTCGTTGCGGACTCTGCGTTCGTTGGGACTGGGATTATCTTTTTTGTTTAGTGTATGAGCTTCATACATTAATTGCCAAGTTTCTAGGCCTTTATTCCAGCAGTATCGCCGATAGTCGCACAAAGCATCAAGATGCTTTTGCATGGTCTTATTAACTTTTAGTTTTACTACTTGCGTCTTGATCGTCATTTAAGTACTCGCCTTTAATCTTTTTCTTGTATTTTCTTAAGCCATATAGTCTGCATGAAAACACATGAATTATACTAATAAGATCATTAACTAGTTCTTTATCTGGACTAGTATCAATATTATTCAAAACAATGATTTCTGTTCCATGCTTTTTGCATAAGTTTTCGAACCAATCATAGCCAAAACGAATAAATCTATCTTTATAAGTAATATAAATTTTATCTATTTTGTTGTTCATTACTTCGTCTAGAAGATTATTCCATTTTTGCCGTTTATAGTTTAAGCCACTGCCAATATCGCTTATTTCTTCGTCTAATACGATACCTTGTGCATTAGCGTATTGTCGAATATAGCTTAATTGATCTTTTAAGTCATCTTTTTGACCATAAGTTGATACTCTGGCATAAGCAACTTGTTTTTTATTTGAGCTTAGATTATCTTTGTTCAAATATTGATTTATTTGATCTTCTGTATAGAATCTGCGATTAGTAGGTGAGCGCTTAGCCTTAAGAATACCTTTTCGATCCCATGTTTGGAGGGTTCTAGTGGTTATTCCTAAACGATCAGCGACATCTTTAGGTTTTAAAACTGTCATAATATTCACATCCATGTTTAACTTTCTGATGAATATTATGGCAAATATTTCTATAATATTCTACATATTTCTGTATTTTTGTTAACAGTTAAATTTCTCCCACCCTACTCTTATTTAGCTAGCAGGAGTTGGAGTTGATGTTTGTTGGAAGCCATCAATGATATAAGCCAACATTGCTTCTTCATTCTTCCAAGCTGGATCACGGTCAGGATCTCCGACAAAGATCTGATAAAGTAAATTATCAGTTGGACGAGCTTGTGGAGTAACTGTAAATGTGTCATGCACAGTCACTGGACTAGCTGCATCAGTTTGCATGTTTACACCAGTACCTGGAGTAAAAGTACAGTATGGAAAAGCATAGTAAACAGGGAAACCATGGTTTTCAGAAATCGCAATATAAGCTCCTTTAAACAAACGCTTATCTGCACGCTTATAACCACCATGAGTTTCATCTTTTACCAAGCCTTGCATTAATGAAGCAACGTCAAAAGGCATATCATTAGCAGCAAAAGTACATGAGATGTTTTCCACCCCTACTTCACTTTCCGCCGTAGTATTTGATCCATATACTTTTGTAATTGTCGGATTTAATCCCGTGATGTTACTTTGAGTTGTACCTTTAGCAGTTTGCAAATCTGCTTGGAAAACACCTTGTGTTTTGTATTGTCCATACTTTTTAAACTCATCAAGAGTTTTCAATTTTGCATTATCATCTTCCGGAGCAACAATAGCTCTTGCAAAACCATTTAATTCCATTAGTTTAATTTCCTTTCATAATTACGTGTGAAATGAAAAGTAAGCATTGTTTCATCTGTTTCAGGATCAGTTCCTTCATCAGGTCCATAACTCACTTGCCATTTAGGTACTAAAAAAGACACAATCGAATTTTTGATTGTGTCTAAATTAGCTATTTTGTTTTCTATCCCAATGAAAACTTGAATTTCTATTTCTTGAACTTCCACAGTGGGAAAATTTGAACCATAACCGGTATAGCCTCCAATAACTGGAGTAATAAGCAAATCAGTTTTAGTATTATCAATTTTCCCTGTTATTCGCTTTTTATAGTAGCGATCTACGCCAGGCACTTTCTTAAAAATTTCTTGATATGCGTCATTTATCGCTGTCATGGTTCATCACTTCCTTATATGCTTTCAATTCTGCCTCTTCAACTGCTCTTTTAGCTCCTTGTTGGGCCTTATCAACAAAATGCATATTAGCTAATTCTTTATCAGACATCTTATGCTTACCGTTGTTAATGATTTTTGCTAAAAAATCATAATACTTGCCTTCAAAGCCCACATCGGTATCACCAGTACGAGTTTTATCTGCGGTATACCCAGCTCTGTAGGTAATCGTGTCTTGCAAGTGCTTAGTCTTACGATGGGAATTGCCATGCTTTGCATTAGCATGACCCGCAGAGCGCCCTCTTCTATAGATTTCATTACTTCGTGGCGTGTGGTCGTGCAATACCTTACTAAACGCTTCAGCACCTGCGCCAGTTATTTTAGCCTTATCACCTGGCGATAATCGTATCCCTTTATCTACTGAATCAATCCAATTTTCTAAAAATTCTCCCATGTCTTTAGCCATGTTCGTTCACCTGTTTCACGGTAACTAAGTCATAGCTAGTCGGGTAATTTCGTTCATCTGGATTAATATGGATTACTTCATACAAAGTTCCGTCAATCTTAGCTCTAGAAATTTGATCCCAGAAACTATCTAAGCGATGACGAACCGCATATATTCTTTGGTCGGCTAAATTAAGCCCCTGAGCTTGAATAATTTGCGTTGTGTTCAAAGTATAGGGAATTGCTAAAGTCGTCCACAGAACGGTTATCGTAGGCTTGGGATTGTCGTTTTGGTCGTATTCTGGTTCATCAGATTCTGTGCCAAACTCAATTCTCTGAGTCTGACGACTGGGATTTAGTATTCTGACCATCTTGAGCCTCCAACTCTTTAGCATATCTTCCTCTTAATTGACCAATAATGGCATTTGTCACTATGTCAACATTAACTACAGCACCAGAAGTAATACTTACTGGATTTTGCACATAAGAAGCAGCTAAAGCATTACAAACTAACGTATATAGTGGTTTATTTTCTTCAGAAATGTAGAAGTCATTGACATCAGTACCGATTGCATGCTGAACATAACTTTCAGCAGCAATTAAAGCGTTTGACATTTTATTCTTTAAACCATCGTCTAAAGAATCATCTTCATCAAGATATCCTAGTGACCTCTTAAGGCCATCAGTGATCTTAAGATAAGTGGTCATTAAGAATCACCTCTAACTACTTACCAGTATCAACAGTACCTTGAGTTTGATTTGCAACAGTCTTAAATGATCCAACAGCAATTGCACCATCATCAACCATCTCAACATCAAAGCGGTCAATTACACGTACCTTAGTAGTGTTAGTTTCAAATGCACCACCCCCGATGTTGGTTGTGGTCAATTCCATATTTTCACGATCAAACAAAGTAATGGCTTGCTTGAAGTCACCAAAGTAAAGAGGGTGAGAACCTGAAACATCTGGTAACCACTTATCTGCAATTCTTAAGACTGGTTTACCATCAATCAAGTAGCGGTCGGGTTGAGTTACATCGGGTTGCATTAAATATCTGCCATCAGCGTCTTTAAGCTTGCTTAAAACATTATAGCCAGATTGGTTAGTTAAAAAGCTTGAAGTACTTTCAATCGCAGGGTCTAAAGTGTTGTTTTCCAAATCCTTAACATCATCAAACTTAGCAATAGTTGGTTTCTTTGGAGCCTTATTCATAACTTCTAAAATTTTAAGGTTGCGAGTAACAACAACTTTCTTCGCAATCCAGTTAGTCAACCACTGTAAGATGTTAGCTACAGTATCTTTCAAAAGCGAATTGGTAGCAGTATTAATTCCAGCATATTCATGGATTAAGTACTTAACTACAGTCAATTCTGGATCATCATTATCACCGATTGCCTTACCATCTTCATCTAATTCAACCAACGGAGTAATATCGGCAAGTTTTTCATAAGTACGTGAGCCATGAGTGGTAGTAACTGATTCCACGTTAACAATGCTTTGAAGTGAGAATTGTTGACGCACTAACGTTCTAATTTGTTGTTGAACGTCATCAGGAATAGTCAAACCACCATTACCAGTACCTGTAGTACCTGAAGTAATCATATTTTTAAATTCTTTTACAAATTGATTCTTAATAGCGTCCTTATCAACATTACCTTTAGTATCTACCGGTAAAGGCTTTTTATTGATTGGTTGAGATTTCAAATTAGCTTGTGCATCTTCATAGGCGCTCTTAGCTAATTCCTGATTAATCTTTGCATTTTTTAAACTTGCATTCAGCTTAGTAATTTCATCTACAGAGTGTGACGTTTCATCTTTGCCAAGATCAACAACGATTTGTGCGCGCTTGTCTTCTAAGTCTTGTACTTTTTGACCAGCCATATCAAACGCGTCTTTTAATTGATTGATATTCATTTAATTTTCCTTTCCAAATAAAATAGCCAACTTCTCTTGAAGTTGACTATCATTCTTTTTATTTTTTTGTGTAGGTTTAACGACATTCTCGGTCGATTTTTTATGAAGTAAATTTTTAATTTTATTAATCATGTCTGGCTTAACAGATAAAGAACCATCTGCATTTACTAAAGCTGGTTGATTACTATCTTGAAACATGATTGCATCTGCAAAGCCTTTATCTACTGCTTGTTTAGCATTCATCCAAGTTGTATTACACATTAATTTGTAAACTTCTTGTTTATCCAAACCAGTTTTTTGACTATATAAATCTACAAATGATTGATCTAGTGAATCTAGAGCATTAAGTGCACTTGATAAATCATCACTATTTCCAATTGAAATTGTAGACGCTCTATGAATCATCATTTGTGCTGTTGGTGACATTTCGACACAATCAGCAGCAAGTGCAATCCATGAAGCAGTAGAACAAGCTTGACCAGTAATCTTTGCGATTACTCTGCCAGGATATTCTTTAAGTGCGGTATAAATTTCACTTCCTGCATCCACATAGCCTCCTGGTGAATTAATTTCAAGTTCTACGTCTGATCCATTAGCTTCATTCAAAGCTTGTTTAATAGCCTTAGGATTAATGCTCTCATAGCCTAAGTAATCATAGACGTCAGCATAATCACTCGGGATCACTTCCCCGTTCATCTGAATTGTTACCATCATCATCACCTCCCTCTTGTTGCTGAATTAATTGAATTGCTTGCTGTGGTTTCTTCTCTGGATCAGGTAGATCAGTAGGTAAATATCCTGAATTTTGCAAAATAAACCGAGCTTGATTGCCAGCAATTGTGCCATCTTTTGCTAGCCCCGAAATAGTACTTGCATATTGATCGCCCATTGCATCAATTGCAAATCGAATATCAGCTGAAATATTAGCGTGCAGCTTATCATTTAATTCACTGACAATTGCTTGTACATAGCGATTTAATGATTTAGCATATTGGCCACCTATTTGAGTAATTGATGATTGCTGGTCGCCTTGTCCGTTTAAATAGCTATCCGGCACGCCATAAACTTTCGCAATTTGATCTCTAGTCCAGTCAACTTGATTGAGTAGACTAGCAATATTTCCTTTCATTTCCAATGGTTTGTAATCTTCTAGTGCATCAATTACAACTGGACCATCAGAATTATGAATTTGCTTTGAAATCTCTTTTGATCTAGCAATTCTAGTTTCAGCATCAAGTAAACCACCATGTTGAATACTTAAAACTGCGCTAGCCGTTACTGATTGTTTTAATGCCTTTAAAGTTAGTGCATTTGAAGCATCTTTAATTTGCTGTTCATTGATTAGCGCAGATAGTGGAGAAATACCAGTCTTCCCACCATTTTTAGAAAGCAAACGAATATGAATCACATCAGCAGCTGGTACATTTTCCATATATCCAATAGCTGGTTCATCAAAGTTAATGTTATAGATCAATCCGGAACCATCTTGGAGAAGCATTGGTTGAACTTGTGACGGCCTTAAATACTCCCACGAGAGATCAACACCATTAGTATTCTTGTGTCGATATGCGTAACAATTCCCATCTAATAAGAGCTGTGCAAACATCCCTTGCCAAAAGCTATATCCATTAGCTGTAACACTAGGGTTACTAATAATTGATTGTGATCTATCAGAATCAGCAGTGTATCGAACCATTGCCAGATCTCCTGATAGTTGCATGATTAATGAAAAAATATCAGAGTTTTTTAGTGCCGTATCAGCTGAAACATATTTTTGCGATTCTCCACCAGTTAAGAAATTTACCCAATCAGGATCATTTAAAGAAAATCCTTGAGAGCGTGTTTTATTTAGCTTTAAAAGAGGCATTATTTACCACCTCCTTTCTCACCACCTGCTGCGATAAGTTCAACTAAATATCCCGAAACTAAAAAGGCTACACCGCCGACGATGTAACCTAAAGGTTCATTAATTTTAAAAGCTCCAAAAGTAATTCCTGCTAAACCTACAAAATAGAAAATTACATCAATATACTTCCAAAGTTGTTGTTTTAATTTAGTAATCAGTGTTCTCACCACCTAACAGTCCAGATTTTGGGTTTTTAAACCAATCCAGAACTTGTTGTTCCGTCATTCTGTCTATTTCTGTATCCTTATTATTTAAGTCTGAATTTTCATCAAAGTAATACATCCCTTGAAATAGTGCATCAATAATGGCATCTACAACATCAATTTTCAAAGTAGCTTTGTCTTTATCTACTTGAATACCAATTTTATCCGCTTTTACTACTGCGTTCAGCAAAGCCTTTTGCATAACTGGATCATTAGGAATAGTAACTTTATGGGTAACAAAAAGTTCTTGCAAAAACTTAGTAGGATTTGCAAGAGCCGATGTCCTTTGTTGAATATCCATAATATACCAATCAGTATTAACATTTAGTGACTCAGTGATGTTCTTAACTTGATAAGATCCAAAACGATCATAGCCAAAGAATTTAACCTTTAATTGATGTTGTTCTACATAGTTTAAGAGCCATCTATAAATTTGTTCTGGATTAATAATCCCCTGTGGATGTACTGTAATTGTGCAGTATTCAGGATAGTTACGATATGCAATTCCATCTTGCTTTTCCTTAGCTTCAATTGACCCCGCTTGTTGAAATGGAATAAAACTATGTTGTTCAATATGGAATTTTCCATCATCATAAGGATAAACAAAACTAAGGGCTGTATTATCTGAAAACATTGAATAGTCAAAGCCAATAAATACTTCTCGACCATCAATTTTAAAATCATCATCTACGGCGTCTTCAACATCGCGTAAATTTAAATAGCTATCTGTTGATTGCTTAAGCCATAAATTTAGGTTCTTAGTTTGAAAGTCTGAGATGTTACCAGTTAGCAAGTCGCTATCTCGCTTATCTTTTAAACCTTTAATTAAATTATCACGTTGATCTGGTAAATCTAAAAGTGGATTGGATTTAACCCATGTTTCAGGCTTGTAAGTTTCATCTAAGCTATCTTGTGACCAAATTAAGCCTAAGTAGCTATCTGCATCCCTTTTCCAATCTTGTTCCATAGCTTGAATAACCATTTTTTGGTCTGCATGAAATGGAACTGTTGGATCAGGATAAGAAGTAGAGATTTGGATAAATTGATGATTTGGAACTTTAACCTGACCAGAAATGATCTTGCTCACAGTTTCCCGTGATTTAACTTCACCAATCTCGTCAAAAATGGCTGTTCTAAAGTGATAAGAATCATATTGTCCTGCTTCAAGACTAATTGCTCGTAAAACATTATTATTTTTCTTCATAATAATCTGGTCCGATTGAATATAAAGATTTACTTCTTTCGCATAGCTTTTAAAAGGTTCAATCTGAATAATTTTTCTCATCATGGAAGCGACATAACCAAACAACTTCATAGTTTGTTTAAAATTGATTGAAGCAACTAAATAATCTTGGTTTGATAGTCCCACGCTTTCAATTAAGAACGAGTAGCAAACCAAGATAGCCATCTGGTAAGTCTTACCTTGACCACGAGATACAGAATCAATTACACGGGTAAAACGCTTATTATT